ACCGCCGGTGTTGGTAATCGATATGTCCTCGCCGGAAGCTCCGGTTGTAGTAATGTCAATATCGGCGTTGGAGGTGATATCTATACCACCCGCGGCAGTTGACGCCGATAATACAATCGCATCGGCCGCGGCTTCGGTGGCAGTAAGGACAATCGAGCCGTCCGTGTTGGTGATTAAAATATCCTCACCCGCTGCGCCCGCAAGGTCGATTGTGATATCGTCGGCGGCGTCTATATCAATCGTACCGGCTGCGTCTATATCAATCATATCGCCGGAGTTAATCTTAATATCGCCCGTGGCCGCGGAGGTGATAAGGCTCAACGCGTCGCCGCCCGTACCCGCGGACTGAAGAATAAGCGATGAATCGTGAGCGCCTGCGACCTCGATAGTGAAGTCCTGGGCGTCACCGTCGGCTGTATTGGTCATTACTATAGTACTGGTAGTGCCGTCGATGTTAATACCACCCGCGGTGGTGATAAGACTAAGGGCGTCGGCGCCCGTACCCGAAGAGCTAAGGATAAGACTTGCATCCTGGCCGGAAGCGGACTGGGCTATCGTTAAGTCATCGCCCGAACCCGTACCAGTCTGGGTAATGGTATTGGCGACCGCACCGTCGAAGTCGATGGTGTTAATGCCCGTAAGAGCGTCGACGTCGCCGAAGTCCCACCCGATTACCCCGGTATTGGACTTCCAGCCCACGATATTAGTTCCCGCGTCGAGGTCGATAACAATATCCTCAGTGGCCTTAAAGCCTATCTCGGTATCGGCTGTGTTGTGGATAATCTCGTCGTTTTCAAGAACTATATCCGTACCGCCGATATCAATACCGGCAAATGTGCCGATTCCCGTTTCCGATACCGTCCACAAGCCGCTCGTACCGGTAATATCATCACCGGTGGACGAGCCGGTAATCTGGATTGCAGGATAAGCGGACGCGTTGGTAATGGTCATAGCCGAGTAATTACCCGTCTCGCCGTGGACGAGGGCCAGAATTACATTATTGGCCGCGTCCGTAGAGGTCAGGGTAATCGCATCGGTATTTACCGTAATCGCGGAACCCACACCATAAGCGGTATTGAGACTTGATGCACCCGCCGTGTCGACGGTTACCCATGATGACCCGGTATAGAGCATGAGGGTATTACCGGCGTCGTTGTAATAAACCTCACCTTCACTTGCCGTACTCGGCGCCGTGCCGGGCGTGAATATCACACTGTCGAACCCGCCGCCGCCTTCGAGAGCAGACTCGATTTCGTTTATGAACAGTGCAATCGGATCGCCGCTACTGCCGGTTAAGGCCTGTTGCAGATGCGCTTTGTAATAAGCATCATCGTACGTCAGGGCGCCCGAGGCGATTGAGGCAAAAACCAGAACCGCCGCACAAAAAAGCAATATACGTTTCATTTTATTTCTCCTAATGTCTTTAATAAGTTGTTAATTCATTTTTAAGATGGAACCGTTACGTTCGACCGCAGCGTCTGACTATTGAAATTCGACTGGCCGGGTGACGGTGAAATCGCCGCGTTAATGCTAATAGTAGCACCGGCGCTTATAGTCGATATCATACCCAGATAGGGATAGCTGCTCAGATCGGTTCCCATTACCGCGTGTATCTGGTCACGGATATTGACGTTGACAATATTCCGGTCGGCCCCAGCTAAGGGATATGTGGTATAGCCCGTTATGGTTATACTAAGCAACTGCCTGTTCGTATCGAGCGTCGCTGCCGTCGAGCAGAGAAGTTGGAACTGGTAAGTATCCGAGCCGTCGCCGGTTGCAACGGTTTCCGTCTGAACCACCCAGTAAACGTCGGTCAGCGCCGTCCAGTCCACCGCGGCCATGAGAATCACATTTTCACTGTCCGTAGTCGAGTCACTCGTTAAGTCCTGTGCCGTGCACAAAACGCCTAATTCTTGAAGTATCATTTTATTTCTCCTAAAGTCTTTGTTTTTAGTTTTTAGTTCTTAGTTTTTAGCCCACTACGCTTTCACCCGAACCGCTCGTGTGGTTAAGGGCGTCGAGTCTGCGAATGATAATGTTCGGGCCTATCATCGGAAGCTCCGTCTGGTAGATGTTCCTGTCCGACATGTAAACCTTCAGCTTATCGTTGGCTCCCCATACTAATTGAATATAGAGGTCTGCGTCGCAGTAGAGCATCCACGGCCTGTTCGATAACGTCGAGTGCTTCTTCGACGCGGCCAGGGCATACTTGATAACGTCAGGGCCGGAATAATCGGTGATAGCGCACTGAATGTTTGCTATTCGCTTCACCGCCCGCTGATCGCGTATGCAAATGCCTTCCTGGAGTACGTACTCATGGACAATCCACCAACTGTGTTTGGTCGTAGCATCCTGGTCCACTTTATAATCCTCGCCTTTATCCTCGAACTCAATACCCATCGTCGGGTGGTTCGGATTGTAAATAAGGTGAACGGTCGTCGGGCCAGGCTGAATCAGCCACGCACTGCGCAGATCGTTCCCGGAGCCGCCTACGTTATAGCAGAACTCCGAATCGACCGCGTTCCACGGCGACCGGCCCATAAGCCCTACGATAGAGTTTTGAGCTGGCGTCGCCGGACCCTGTATGAGCAGGTTGCACCACGCCTGGCCGTTGCCCTCTATGTGGCTTTTGTCCTCATCGGCGATAAGGGCCTGTGATACCGCTTTGCCCTCGGTTTGCAGCTCGTCCTTTTTCATTTCGAGACTATCGCGAATCGTTGCCAACGCCTCTACGTAAGGCGTCCGTTCGGACTTCGACGCGCCCCACGTTCCGCCCACGTTCACAAGTGAACCGCTTGGCAACTGGGAAATTCTGAGGCCGGTGTGAAAAAGCCCTCCATTAGAAGGCAGGGCCGGGAGGTCTTTGATTAAATCGTTTCGTTCGTCGAGCACCCTGGCGCACTCTAACGCGCTGCCGTCGGGCGCTTTGAATTTCATTACATCGAACAAATTGGGATTGCTCGTAAGTGTTTTTGTAGCCATTTTCCAATCTCCTGAAAAATAAATATTTCCGTTCAGTTACAAATATCTATAATTTTTCGGGAGAGGTGTCTTACTTACAAGCAAGGCTCGTCCCTAACACTATAAGGCTGTGCTTACAACCGCCCTTTCTTTCAGGGCCGTCACAAGGCGAAGCGTGTTAGCTACGGTATCTTGATTTATTTTAATAAGCGGTATCTCCTTTAATAGAGGCGCTTTTGTTATTTACTTGTCCCATCCTAAAGCCTTTCCAGTCGGACTTTCCTTCGACGTGAAAGGCGATTCTTTCGCGGCATTAGCGGCGTTCGGCGGCGTAACAAGCGGTGTCGAACCTTCTTCTTCCAGTGATTTTGCAAGGTTCATAAACCCTTTACTCATAACCGCATCGCGCATTAAAACGTCCTCGATAAACGATTTCCCCCCTTTTTCGTACTCGTCGGCGCTGAGACCCATCTGATTCTGGAACATGCGCCGGACTAATTCGTAATTGTCCTCAACGCTCTTATCGCCGCCGTAAAGAACGCTTAATGATTCCTTAACCTGCTTCGCCTTCTCTAAAGTCTGGCTTTTGTCGGTATTTATCATGTTATTATTGAAATTGTTAATGAATTTAACGAGCTCCTTAACGTAGTTTTTCGGCTTGCCAACTGCGAAGCGCTTCAATTCGGCGACGAGATTCTCGTTCTGATGCCTGGCGTCGGCCAGACCCTCCGTAAAGTCGATGTCCTTCAAATCGTCCTCTTTCTCGACTGCGCCCAGCAGTTTATTCAACTGCTTCTTAAAATTGGGCAGGGCCGTGCCGCCGGGTATCCTTTCGAGCGATTCGAGACTCTCCGGCAGTTTGAAAGGCTCGCCCACTTTCTGAACGGCGTTAAATCCGCCCGACAGGGCGTCCTCGACACTGTTGTACTTATCGAGCCACGACATAGCCTCGACGCTTTGCAAACTATCACTTTTTAATTCCTTTACCCATTCTTTCATTTAATGCCTCTTTTATCCTTTGTAATTAACTATCGTAATTGATTATTTTATGGTAGCGGCGATAATTAACCGCGATAATTGACCGTTACCTGGGAAATCATCATATTCCTCTTGTCCGGCTCCATACTCCTAACGATACTGACGCACCGGATATTCTTTATGAACTTAGCCCGCACAATGCTCTGAATCTGCATTTCCTCCATAGCGGCGTGATTGGCGGTTTTGGTTTGAATGACCGGGATTTCCACGCTGAACGTCAATAGCTTGTCCACAAGTCCATCGGGCCTGCTCTGGGGCAGCGGCTTCTTAGAAGCCTCCTTATGCCCGGATTCCATGCCAGCTATAAGGCCGGGCTTGATCCTGCGAAGGGCCTCTTTGAGCGATTCCTCCGAATCGAAACCGCCTATCTGCTCCGGGGTGAAGCCCGCCTCTATAGCAGCGTCGAAAAGCACTGTGTTTTTTCCGATAATATGCCTCTGCAAAACCGGTTTTTCCTTCTTTTTTGACATTTTTACATTCCTTTCTACGAACTCTTCATAGCAAATTGCTTTATTAACGAGGCCATGACCCTCAAATAATCCTTAGGCCGGTTCTTCAATCGCCTCGCGACCGACTTCAAAAAATCGTTTACCGGGTGCGGCTCGACTAAAATCTGTATTTGGCGCACCATATCGTTATGCAAAGCGATTTCTTCGGGAGTCTCGATAATGCAAAAGACCTTTTTGAGGTTCTCAGCAAAAAAATCCTCGTTAATATCGCACCAGCCCCTTGTCAGTATTCGTTTCACGCTTTTATCCATCCGCCGGCCTCACAACTGGCTCTTCGCCCGCTTCCTTGAATTTCCGCCCGAAAATACGATCCGTCATTACCTTGCTCAAATGAACCGCGTCCCGCTGGGCGTTGGTCTTATCGGGTAAATCGAAACATTCGAGATATATCCTTCTCGGCCTGCCGTTTACCGTCCATACAATATTCGGAACCTGTACCACGTTAAGAGTCGGGGCGCCTACCGATATTCCCGGTTTGATTATATTCCGATTCATTTTTCTTACTAAAGGCGTGATATTGCTCATTTTACCTGCCCCTTTACTTAACCATTTACCTGACCCTGTAACTCCGGCCTCTGCGGCTGGCCTTTATTGGCCTTCATTAACTCGACAAACTGGGCAAACTGCTCCCTCTGGGCCTGAACCTGGGCGTAATCGGTGGCGGCTTTATCAAATTCGGTCTTCTCGACAATCAAATCCTGCGGGAAATTAACGGCCGTCAGGGCAGCGTCGCCCGTCTCGTAGCTCTTGAGCATGAACTTAACGTAATTGGGATCCTGCATGGCATTTGCTATCTCAGCTAAGGCGCCTACACCATACTGGATCGGCTGGAGCTTCTGCTGACGCTGCTGGGCCTGCCTTAAAGTGCCCACGAACTCCGGCTCTATCAATAAAGGCTCGCTGGACTCGCCGCGATAATAATTTATAACGTCCGCTATATTCTCAAGATTATCCCTCGAAAACGGGCCGCGACCGGCCTGCATCTCTATCGCCCTTATCCGCTCGTCCACCTGGTATAAATAGCTCTCGTGAGACTCTATCGCGGGCAGCAGCATCGTCACCCGCTCGCCGGCCATCTCAACTAACTGTAGAACCCGGAACTCCTGATTCTTAGTCTGGGCAAGGTCCGTGAACATTCTGAATAATTCCAGATGAAAGTGCCGGGAAAGCGACTCGCGAAGGAAATCTATCTGCTCCTTCTCAAGCTTAACCTCCCCTATATTCTCTAATGGTTTAGGCAGATAACCCCACTCCTCCTTCTTGAACTTACTGAACTTGCCGGGCCTCATATCTATCCTGTCCTCCGTGCCCAGCAGAATGGAAATAGGCGGCCTTACCCTCATCTGTGTATTGTCTATCCAGTTGCGGAATATCTGGATTAAAACTATCTCATCGTATATGGAGTAAAAAGCCGGCGTGCGGGCAGCGGACTCCCACGTCTTCTTATCGTAGTCCCAATTAACAAACGGCATGCTGAAATAACCGTCCGTTAATAAAGGCTCATTCCCCGGATCGGAACCCTCCGTAAATCTCTGGGCAGCCTCATCCTGAAAATAAACGCTTAACCATTTCTTCCGGCCTAGAGGACGAGTTAAAGCCCGCGAGCCGTCCTCGGCGTCCCAAATAAGGTCGCCTGACTTGAATACCGCCCGCCATATAGTAACCCGCTCGTTCAACTGCCCGTTCTTCAATGCCTGGTAAAGATTCTTAGTAAACTTCCGCTCCGCTTCTTTGAGCCTCGAAGCGAGATTCTTGCCCGGACAGAATACATCGAAGCATTTCTTCGCCGTCCATTCCGTGTCCTTTATAATCAAACCCTCGACCTTATTGAACCGGTCGTAAAACAAACGGTACGTCAGATAGTGCAGGGGAATGCACATCGCGCGGCCGTCGTCCTCCTCGATGAAGAATAAAGGACTGCCGACTGTCCAGCCGTCTAAAGTGAACTGGGGCTGAATATCGTAAAAATTGCTCCTCTGATAAACGGATGACGTGTGATCCTTCAAATCCTGCCGCCACCTGTCCAAAATGTCGATACCATTCAATTTATCATCTGAAAACCGGTAATTGTACCAGTCTAACTTCTTGGAGACCGTATTGCCCTGAAATGCAGTCGAAGCCGTCCTCGCCACCCACGGCCCGCTGCCCTCGGTAATCTCCGAGCCGAGCATTAACATATCGGCGTCTTCATCGTAGTCAATACCCAAATCCGGGCGGAAAAAGGTGCAAATATTCTCCCTCGCCGTCTTTAACCTGCTGTAAACGGACTCAAGCGAATCCCACCTGTCCTGAATCCGCTCCAGTAATGTCTTCTGCTTCCATTCCATTAATGTCTTTCTAAGGCGGCCCCCCCAGGGCCGTCGGCTCCCGCCATTATTAATTTACGATTTACTTCCCTGTCATCATATAGAACCCTTACGTGAGTAGCGCCGTCCAGTATCCAACTTTCTACTACATGATAACGGGCTGAATCGCACTCTTGAGGGTCTAATCTTATGAGAGTAATCCATTCGCCGTCTATCTTAAATTGCAAACTGACAGTGCATTCGGGGTGCGGCATGAGAGAAATCCAGGTATTGCCCAGTTTGCTGTATATACTGTATCCCGGCTTTATCTGTGGACTATCTGCCTTGACAAGACCCGCAAACGGCAAACAGCCAATTAGTTTTAAGAAATTCCTGCGTTTCATTTTCACGCCTTAGTACCTTTTTCTTCTTTTGTTCCTTTTTTTGTGTTCTGCAAGTCCATTGGAAGTGCCTGCGACTTTGCGCCTGTGCTTCCTTTGGTCCTTATGTGTTTTTCCCATTTCAATTCCGCCCGCAGATTTCAATTATTTGCCGCATAGCGGCCGCATTTAACCTCATAGACCACATAACTAATAATGCAACCAGACAAGTTAATCCACAAACAATCCACGTTACTTTCCACATTTTTCAATCAATCCATATAAAAAATTGCTGTGAACAGAAACACCAAAGGGTCTTTCCACGCACAAATAAACACGGTCAAACCGAAAGCTAACCAAAATGCTCCCATAATTGCTATTGCTATTAACTCCAAAGGGTCTTTCATTCCCGACTTTCTTTCTTTTCTTCAAGAACCTTCCTTATACCTGCTAAATGCAGACTGATTGAAAATAACAATAAAGCTATTCCCAGAAGCTGTATATATATAGCCGTCATTCGCTCGTACCATCCGGAATATTCGGGTCTTTACACCTTTTCTCCAACTCCAGCAGCCTTAAACCCTGCTGGGCGACTATAAACCTCAACTCACTTAGATTGTGAAATATTAAAGTACGCTCGTTATTGCCGAATGCACTAATCCAGTCGTCCGGGGCCGCCTGCAACCTGGGACTGTTAGGCTCCCCGAAGTTGGTTCGACAAAACTTGTATATACCGTCACTGGCGTCAAAAGACTCAGTATATACACCCACCGGCAACGACTCGCCAACCTTATACCTCGTAAGCGCGGCAAATATGACGCATAATCCGATTAAAATACCTATTACTACGTTCTTCATTCCTAATCCTTTCATTTCTTCCTTGGCTTTCTGCCCGTCTTTAACGACCGGCCAGTCCGGCTCTGGGCTATTCGGGCACTCTTGCCCTTCGAGTAACCCTTACGCCTCAACTTGGTATATAACCTGTGTACCTTCGTCCCCTTCGGCATTATGTCTTTATCCTCAGCCCCCGCGTTAATACATTATCGGTCGTACCGTCATAAACCTTCCGCTTTACGCCCGTAGCGGCAGAAACGGCATTCAAAACAATCATCGGCTCCATCCGCTTCAGGCCCCAAATGCCGAATATGTAACAATCTGCCTTATTAAGTAAGACATACTGCTCCGTAGTTACCCGGCCCCGGATACTCTCTTTGGACTCTATCAGTATCTTTCCATTCCTGAACTCATATTGGGGAATACACAGACCACGCCTTAAATCAGCGGACATACGAGTACAACCCAGCTCCGTCCGGCTCAAATGCTCAGCACATTCCCACCATGCCTCAGCCCTGCGATTGTAATACTTTACGTCATTATCAGCCTTTTCAGCCGAATTAAACGAGATTACATTGCGCCCCATCTCATATAGCTCATCAACTACCCCCGCGCCTATGCCGATAACATCGACCACAATCGGACAATCGCCGTTTTGACGACTCAATTCAGCTAATCTGGCCGATAACTCAGTTGTCCGACTCTTTGATATAGACTCCTCATGCTCTATCTGAGAGCCGCTCAATACCATAATCTCACTGGTATCGTTACCAAACCTCGCAACGTCACAACTTACAAGCTTGCCCACAAGCAAGCTGGGCGCTAATATGGCCTTAATCAGCCATCTATCGAGTATTACCTGGGCTTCCGCTTCAATACCGCTCCAGTCACCGTCCCTGTACGCAGCTAATAACTCCGGCCTGTGACCAAAAGCGTCAATTAAAGTATGCTCATAGTCATCGGGTAAATGAGGATTATCTTTAGGCAACGCAGGAACGAATATATTGCCTGGTAACTTATCAATGATAAAATCGTCTTTAAGCCAGCACTGACGCGGATTAGCCGTGTAAACCTCCTTATAGTCCTGCTTCTGGCCCTTAATCGTCAATCTTA